GAGCTGTTCAAAGGATTCCAACGCAATACAATTGCAAGGGATCTAATCACAAAACGTACCCTAAAAAATGGACGCTCATTGCAGTTCATCTTCACGGGTCGGACCAAAAGTGAGTTTCATGTTCCAGGTCAGTCCATCATGGGTAACTCCGATGGTGCGCCTCCTGTAGCAGAAGTCACGATCGAGTGTGATGACCTCTTAATCAGTTCAGCCTTCGTGTATGAACTAGACGAGACTCTCGCACACTACGATCTACGTGGTGAAATCTCACGCAAGATTGGTTACTCTCTAGCTGAGAACTATGACCGTCGGATCTTCCGTGCTGTATCTAGTGCTGCACGTACAGCTTCACCAATTACTGCAACTAACTTTGTAGAACCAGGCGGAACACAGATCCGTGTTGGTGCAACCGCTTATGCATCTGATGCTTATGACGCTGAGAAATTAGTAAACGCTTTCTACGATGCCGCTGCTGTTCTTGATGAAAAGGGAGTTGGTGGTGAAGGACGTGTTGCTGTATTGTCTCCAAGACAGTACTATGAATTGATCCAGAATCAATCAACCAACGCTCTAATCAACCGTGACGAGCAAGGTACCGCATTGCAGACTGGCAACGGGATCATCTCGATTGCTGGTATTAAGATCTACAAGTCGATGAACATTCCGTTCTTCGGTCAGTATGGTGTTAAGTATGGTGGAACTGCTGGTCCTACAATACCTGCTACGGCTGATCCTGGTAATACAGGTTCCTTCGTAAGTGAAGCTACTGTTGCTATGGACGCAAACGCTACTCCTAGTGGTCAAAAGACTGTTAACGAGTATGGTGCTGCTACTGAGTTCGCTAACTCATGTGGACTTATATTCCAGAAAGAAGCTGTTGGTTGTGTAGAAGCAATCGGACCTCAAGTACAAGTAACTTCAGGTGACGTATCCGTGATTTATCAGGGTGACGTTATCCTTGGACGCTTGGCTATGGGTGCAAAGCCTCTTAACCCAGCTGCTGCTGTGGAACTGTTCGCAGGAACATCCACTAAGCCTGCTGCATTCGCTTAATTATTCACACAAAGGGGGTCTTCGGACTCCCTTTTTTTTATTCATAAAACTTTATGGCTTCCACGACAATTGATAACGAGACCGAACTCTCCGCTGTAAACTCAATACTGGGAGCTATTGGTCAGTCACCCATTACGAGTATATCAACCGGAATGGCTAACCCAGAAATTTCTTTTATTTACAATCTACTACGAGATTCAAATGTAGATGTACAAAACGAAGGTTGGCATTTCAACACAGAAAGACATGTAACTTACACACCAGATACAACAACTGGTAAGGTTATTATAGGATCTGATATTTTACAGATGGATGTGTCTAAAGGTTGGACACACAGACAATTTGACGTAGTAAGAAGAGATGGTTATTTATATGATAAATATGATCATACTGATGATTGGGGTGACTACACAACAATTGATCTTGATGTTACAAAATTATTTACTTATGAAGACGTACCTTCAGTATTTAAAAGATACATAATTGCTAGAGCTTCTACGAGAGCTGCTACTCAACTTGTAGGTAACCCTCAATTAGCACAACTGCTACAACAACAAGAAGGACTTACTAGAGCTGCATGTATGGAGTATGAATGTAACCAAGGTAACCATACAATGTTTGGTTTACCAGAAGATTCAGTATATACTGGCTATAGACCTTACACAACATTGAGGCGTTAAATGGCAGGAATTTCACAAACCATTCCCAATTATTATGGTGGGATATCTGAACAACCGGATCAATTAAAAAACCCAGGACAAGTTAAAGATGCTTTAAATGTTATACCCGATATTACATATGGTTTATATAAAAGACCTGGTAGTAAAAGGGTTATAGGTCCTGATACAAGCAGTGGTGTTTTATCTAGTGTACAACCCAATGGGTCTTGGTTTCATTACTATCGTGATGAGGCAGAAGGATCTTACATAGGTCAGATAGATAAGGACGGTACTCCAAGAGTATGGAGATGCTCTGATGCTAAAGAGATGACCATTGCGTATGGCAGTACAACAGGTGCTGCTCAATCAAATCTTAGAACATATCTAACGCCTAGTGCAGCTGGAAACACTGAGGACATACAGTTCTGTACTATCAATGATACAACATTCATTAACAATAGAACTAAAGCAGTTACTATAAATACAGACCTAACTTCTGATAGACCACATGCCTATGGAGCATACGTAGAACTATTAAGGACAGAGAATGGTAGGCAGTATTCTTTAAATATTCACGATGGTTCTACCACACTAACAGATTTAAACAAAGCTACTAGAGTTAAGATAAACTCTGATGATTTAAGTACGACTTGGGGCACAGGAAACTGCCGTGGCATAGGTGTACAAGTATGGGGTGACGGCGATTACACAGCACAGAGTGGTAAGAAACATTTAGTATTTAGAATCACTGTATTAGGTCAAGTAGGTGATAGAGCATCTGATGATGACGGTGACTCAGGAGAAGGATCTTATAGGTGTGCATATAGTAAAAGTATAGACTTACTACATGGTGGCGAAGGTTGGGTTACTGGTAATACTGTTGGAGCTCAAATGACCCAAGCAGATGGTGGTGCAACTGGTGGTAACTTAAATGTTAAACCTTCATACGAAGTTAAAGTTACTGATCATGAAACAACAAAAGTTAGAGGTACAATCAACAGTGGTGTGTATGGTATTATTAGACCTTCACCAACACCTTGGGATACCCAGACTGCTGTTAGTGCTGACTCAATACTAGGTGGTCTTTACACTGAACTACAGAATACAGGATTAAGCAGGCAAATCATCGGTAATGGTATATACTTATCCAGTTCCTCTCCATTCACTGTAGAAGTATGTGATCCTGATTTGATGAGGGTTATGCAACATGAAATTAATGATGTATCTAAGCTTCCTACTCAATGTTATCATGGATATATAGTTAAAGTTACTAACAGCCAACAGTCTGATGAAGATGATTACTACTTAAAATTCCAGGGACAAAACAATAAAGATGGTCCTGGTAGTTGGGTAGAGTGTGCTGCACCTGGTATCAGGAAGAACTTCTCTAGAGATACAATGCCTGTAACTATCAAACGTACAGGAGCTACTACATTTACATTAGATAGGTTTGACTGGGATGCGAGGACTGTAGGTGATGATAAAACTAATCCTATACCTACATTCGTTAGTATAAATAGTAATCATCCAGACTATGATGATGAAGATGATCTACGATACATAAATAAAGTCCTATTCTTCCGTAATAGATTAGCATTCTTATCTGGACCGAGTGTTATAACATCACAACCAGGTGACTTTGGTAATTTCTGGGCAGACACAGCTCTAACTGTTAGCGGTATAGATCCTGTAGATATATCAATGAGTTCTACCTTACCATCTGCTTTATACGATGGTATAGAAATTAATGCAGGACTACTTGTATTCACTGCAAACAGCCAACACTTACTATCATCTGATGATACTGTCTTTAACCCAGATACTGCTAAGTTAAGAACTATATCATCTTATAATTATAACAAAGTTATACCTCCAATATCATTAGGTACTACGATTGGTTTCTTAGATAACTCAAACAAATACAGTCGTTTCAATGAGATGGCTAATATTTCTAGAGAAGGACAAGCTATAGTTATAGATCAAACAAAGGTAGTACCGAGTTTGTTGGCTAAAGATATAGATTTAATAACTAATTCCAGAGAGAATGGTTTAGTATTCTTTGGTAAGACAGGTGAAGGTGTAATATATGGACTTAAAACTGTAACAGTTGGAGACCAAAGACTTCAATCTGCTTGGTTTAGATGGCGTTTAAACACTCCAATTAAATATCATTTTATAGAAGATGATAAGTATTACTTCCTAGATACTGATAATTTCTTACAAAGTATTAACTTAACTCAAAATGATGCTGATCCTAGTATTGATGAAGAAGGTACTAATTTCTTAATACATCTAGATAACTGGAGTACAGTACAAGGTGGTGTTTATAGTTCTACAACTAATTTAACCACATTTACTGATGGAAATGGTGGGTGTGAACTTACATGGCAAGGTAATGTAACCTCTCCTCAAGGTACGCTTGTAGTTATTGATACAGACTCAGGATCAGCTAGAATAGGTCGCTATGTACCAGTCACAGTAACTAGTGCTGGTACATCATTCACCTTACCTGGTGATTGGTCTAGAGAAGTCTCAGCAATAACAGTAACCAATGGTGGAAGTGGGTATACATCAGCCCCTACTGTTACTATTACACCAGCAGCTTGGCAAGCAAGTACTGCTTATAAAGAAGAGGATATGGTGACAAATGATAGTGGTAAAGTATATAGGTGTGATACTGATGGTACTTCAGCTGGCTCAGGTGGACCTACAGGTACATCAGCAAATATAACAGATGGATCAACGAAATGGGATTTTGTTACTATCGGAGATGCAACAGCAACAGCCACAATTTCTGATGGAAAAATTACAGCGATAACAATAACGGATGGTGGTTATAACTATACTTCTGAACCAATTATCACTATAACTGGAGGAGGTGGTTCTAGTGCTGCTGCTACAGCTACGATACATGATGGGGAATATTATATAGGTTATGTTTATAATTACCAAGTAGACTTCCCAAGATTATACACAACAAAACAAGTAGGTCAGAATACAGTTGCTGATACTAGTTCCTCCTTAGTACTACATAGACTTAACTTAAGTCTTGGTAAAGTAGGTCTATATGAAACAATCCTTACTAGAGTAGGTAAGAATGATTACATAGAAGTATATGAATCAACACCATCAAACTTATATAATGTAGCTGATGCAGCTTATTTAGATGAAGTAATTCAAACAGTACCTGTATATGAAAAAAATAAGAACGTAGACATAACACTTAAATCATATCACCCATCACCTTGTACATTACGCTCATTGCAATGGGAAGGTGATTATTCACCTATGTATTACAGACGTGGCTAAAGTTAAAATCCTCCCAATCACATTAGAGGCAGCTATCGAAGTTGCCTCTGATCTACGTCCAGAAGACCGCAGAGAGGTCGAAGAAGGTCATGGTGTAGATCCTTTTACATCTATAGTTTCCAGAGCACAGGAAGGCTCCTGTGTGTACTTTACGATGCCTAACGGCAGGACTGCCGGTATGGCTGGGGTCGAAGAAGATGGACTAATATGGATGCTAACAACTACAGCTATTTACGATTATCCTTTTGCATTCACAAGAGGAGCTAAGAAGTTTGTTGAGAAATACTCTCATCAAAAGCTCTGGAATATAATTGATAAGCGTAATACTGTACATTTAAAACTACTCAAATTCTTAGGCTTTGAATTTCTAGAAGAAATTTTTCATGGACCTAACCATTTACCCTTTATTAAATTTTACAAATGAGTTTTCTACAGGATATGTTCGACCCAGGAACATCACAATATAATGCTAAAGTCAAAGCTGCTAATGCTAAGCGCATGTCTTTGGCTATGGGAAGAAATGTTATCTATAAAAATAAAGGTGTAGCCTTTCATGCAGCTAAACAAGGAGCTGCAGTAGACAGAAGTATAGCAGATAGTAACGTAAGATCTAAAGCTTTACAGAATCAGTATGCCGCATTCCAAGGGTTTGAAGCATTTGCTAGAACTAGAGCCGCACAAGGTGGACCTTCAGGTGAAGGATCACGTACTGCTGAACGAGGTAGGACTGCTAACTATATGGCATTATTAGCTAAGAGACAAGACATTGAACATGGCTTGAGAGAAAGCTTTGGTTCTGCTTACCACGGTCAGTTACATCAGAACGCAGTTAGACAGCAGAACTCACAGATGGCTGCTAGAGATAAGCTAGGTGTACGTCCAGCAAGAATGGGACTACAAGGTACGAAGAGTACTAACTGGAACACAGCATTATTTAACATGGCTAAGACTGGTATAGAAATGTATACAGGTTTCCATGGTATGGCTAAACAAGGTGTGCTTGGTGGAAGTCTCGAAGCATGGGCAGGTGGTTAACTATGGCATTATTTAACGAAGCAACACAATACACCACCAACGTTGATAACATCAACAACCAAGTAGCTAAAGAGACAGCTGAATCAGGTCAATACTTTGCTGGTTTAATATCAGCTGAGTATGCACACAGAGCGTCCAACTCTAAACTTATGAAAGAAGTTGGACCTCTAATAGGTAAAGTCCAAAATCTAAAAAAGAATCTACGTGCTCAACACGAAGCAAAGGTAGACGCTGAAACCTGGGAATTAGGAGACGAAGAGTTTAACGTAAGTTATAACGGTCAGAAGTTTGAAGATGTCTATGCTCAAAGTAGAGCACTACAGGCAGAAGAGCAAACAGCTGGTACTCAGACAGACAACCCAATGCTTAGAAAAGCTCTATTCTTGGGTGATGAAGAACGTAAGAATAATCAAAAACTTCTTACAGGCATGTCTAGGGATTACAAAAACTGGGCAGCATTTGCTGGGGAAAACTTTGAGATAGAACTCAAAGATGGACGTACTATCACCCGTGATGGTGCTGGAAGCTATGCCGAATACGCTTATGCAGAAGCTGCTATACGTAGTATTTGGTTAGAGCAAGCTGCAGGTAGTGATGATAACCCTACCAATTTACATGAGCGACGTAAGTTCCTTCATAAACAAATGAAGACGGACGAACAAGCTGCTCGTAATAAATGGTTACAGGCTCAAGAAACTGCTATTGATGCTAACGCTGAACTAGGACGTACTGCTGAATTAGCAGATGATGTAGCAGCTAGAGGCGGAGAAGCTGTAGTAGATCATATCAATACTTACGTAGGTGCTTATGGTGGACCTGGTGGATATAAACAGTCAAGAGTTACAACCTTTGATAAGTTAGTAACAATGGCTGGAAGTGGTCAAGTTGATAGGTCACACTTAAAGTCAATTAAAAATCATATGATAGATGGTCGTGACGGTAAGCAACATAAATTAGGTGATTACTGGAAAGCAGATTACGAACGTCTTCAGAAAGCAGTACTAACAAAAGAGATCTCAGACTTAAATGATAAGAACAATACTATAAAAGTTGAAACTGGTAACTGGGAATTAGGCGTAATGAATGAATGGGCTGAGCAAGATCAACCTGTAACTGAAGAACAACTAACTGAAAAAACAGAAGAGTTTAGATCTAAATATCCAGGTCAACCATTACCTCAAAGTATCTCAGGGTACTACACTAAACAAGATGAAGAGGACACAGAGATTGAAAAGGTCCTGTGGAAAAGATATCGTAATGGTGAGATAATACGTTCTGAAGACCTTAAAGGTATCACTGATCAATCTAAGTTCTTAGAATGGCAATCAAGAGTCAAAGGTACTGCTATAACAGGCATGGGTTCTGATCAAATAAAGTCTAGAGATAATCGTATCAAACGTCAAGTAGATGCTTATACTAAAGAAGTACATGCAGAAGGTAAATCACCAAGATGGGAAGCTAACATAGAAGGTGCGACAGCATACTTCAATCTAAAATATAATGATTATATTAAAGCTCATCCTGACAACCCTGCAGGTGCATTCTCAGAAGCTTGGAAAGATACAAAAGCTGCTATCAAAGATAATAGTTTTGATAACTATTCTGAAACAGCTTTAGAAACAAACACTGCTTCAAATACACAGAAGGCGATTAGAGCTTTTTCAAAGGATAGTAATATAGTCAATACAGCTGTACTACCTGGAACTAAAGATGCCATTGCACAGATGACTAAAGTTATTGAGACTGGTAAAGGTGAAATACCTGCTATATACAGACTCATATCTCAACGGACAGGTGATACACCCTATAGAATAGGTGCTACACAGGTTAATTTAGCAGCTTCTCAAGATGGTGACACGTCTCCTAAGATAGAGGAAGCTAAAGTAGATCAAGATGTAGATAATCAACTATCATTCCCAGATAGAATGCTACTTCTAAAGAAAGGCAGTCAAGGTAGAACTAATAGAGTCTTACAGAATGCTGAAACACTAGATTGGTTCTTAGACAATATTAAAACAACTGAAGATTATGACTCTATACTAAGCCCAACTGGTGGCGATGCTCATCTTGATAAACCTTTAACAGAACATACTATTGAAGAGGTTGTAAGCCTACTTGAATCAGGGCATGAAGTTCCTGGTGCTTATGGGTTTTCACCTACTAATTTATTAAAAGCATTGCAAGCTACAGGCTTACCTGGTGATAGACTTTATGATGAAGTAACACAAGATTTATTAGCTCTTAATGTAGGGAAAGGAACAGATTATAGAGGAGGTTTTTATACTGACTTATCTAATTTAAACCCTACAGCTTTAGAACAACAAGAAACAATAGCTGAAAATATACCACCATTTAACAGAAGCGAGAACATACTGAAAGCGTTACATGGCTACGGCGGTAATGTCCCAGTAACTCAATAATTTACTATGGTAAAACAATGCCCGAATATCCAATTGGCATAGATGCATCAAAAGTCGATACTGGAGGATTAGAGGCTGATGCTAATCAAATCCAACAGACGATGGATGAGAATAAACAACGCAGAGAAGCTGAGGCTTTAGCTGCTAAAGATGAACAGGCGGCAGATGCACAAGCATTTGCTGAACAACAAGATCCTAGAAATGCCAAGAAGTGGGGTGTAGGTGCTGTAGCTAAAGAGTTATCCTCAGCTGTTACAGGCGGTATATCTTCCGCTGCAGGTTCTGTAGTCACTTTCCCTGAACGTACTATTGATGCGTTATCAGGGGAAATGGCAGAGGTAGGAGTAAAGAACTACCGACCTGATTGGAACCCATTTGTTGACTACGATAACCCTATCGAAACCAAAACATGGTGGGGTGATTTATTAAAGAACGGTATACACTTTGGTGTATTAGCCGCAGGGACTACAGCTGCAATAGCAGCATCTCCAATAGGTGCAGCAGCAGCTGGTGCTACAGGTGCAACAGCTTGGGGAATAAGAGCACTATCTAATGGTTGGGTGAGAGCTGCAGCCGTCGGTGCTGTGTCTGACTTAATATCAGAACAATCAGATAAAGATAATGCACTAGGTACTTTACGTGATCGATACGGATTCATAGACACCCCTATTAGTACCAATGATGATGACCATCCCATCGTTTATAAACTGAAGAATATAGTAGAAGGTATGGGCATCGGTACTATAGCCGATGGTGTCTTCCGTATATTAGGTAAGGGATCAGGTAAAGTAATCAATAAAATTAAAGCACGTAATAAAAGTGTAACAGATCAAACTGTTGAGATGGGAGCTAAGCAATTAGAATCTCCTGACTTTGGTGGTTATAAGAACAAACCTATAGCTGATCCATGGCAAGGTTCTCCAACATCCAAAACATCAATGGATGAAACTATCCAACTTAACAAACGAGTTAACAAGGAATGGGGTGCTGAAGATGGTTCAATAGGTTCGATTACTACACCAGCACAGTTAAGACGCTGGGACTTAGATGATAAAGAATTAAATAGTATTGCTAAAGAACTACTAAGTGCTGACTCTTATAAAGCTTCTATCAGTAGAATCAATCAAGGTTTAAGCACCATGCAAGAAGAGTTTGGTGAGTCATTAGAGATGGCACATAGAACTCTACAAGGTCGTAATGCTGTAGATGATTCAGCTGCAGAATATTGGGCTGACTTCTTTGCAGAACAAGACTTCTCCACAGAAGCTGATATGTATAACTGGGTCTCTAAGAACGTTGTTGCGTCCGACCTTGTTATCAGTTCACTCCTTAGAGAGGTACGTGATCTAGGTATAGCAGGTAGAGAGATAGCAGACATAGCAGACTTAGGTGACATAGATGGACCTGCCTCAGCGATCGTAGATAAGATTCTGGTAGGTTTGACCGAAGCTAAGAGATCTAGAATCATTGCTTCTAAGAAACTGAGAGATATGAATCTCGGTAATCAAGCAAAACAGAAATTAGTTAAAGAAACCTTAGCAGAAGACGTAGCTAAATCTAAAGAATCAATTAAAACTATCCTTAACTTAGCAGGAAGAGAACAAGATGATGACTTAATGAAGTCACTATTTGAAGTCTTCTCAACCATGAAGGATGTTAACAGTCTTGATGACTTTGATCATTGGGCTAGAACTATGCTCAAAGGTGGAGATATTAATGGTAAGATAAGAACAGGAGCTGCAATTAGAGAGCTTCAAGGTGTTATGGTACATAGTGTTCTGAGCGGTCCTAAGACACCGATAAGAGCGATTATGGGTACAAGCACCGCAACATTCTTAAGACCACTCTCAACAGCCATAGGAGCTACTCTACAGTATCCATTCTCAGGTGACAGTGCTACAATTAAAGCAGGTATGTCTTCTTTGAATGCTATGATGCAAGCAATTCCTGAAAGCTTTGACTTATTTAAGACAAAACTTAACTCCTATTGGAGTGGTGATGTGTCTACAATTAAAACTAGATTCTCTGAATTTAGCAAAGGTGATGAGAATTGGGAAATATTAAGAAGGTGGTCTGAAAGTGATCAGGCTGATTGGTCAGATCGTATGGCATTCCAGCTTGGTAATATGGCAAGAGCTATGAATAATAATAGTCTTCTTACCTATTCAACCAAACTAATGGCTGCTACTGATGATGCGTTTACGTATATATTAGGTAGAGCTAAAGCCAGAGAGAAGTCTATGCGTTATGCCTTAGACCTACAAGGTCAAGGAAAGTTAGCTGAAATCACACCTGACGTCTTACGTACATATGATGATAAGTTCTATGGTGAGATCTTTGATGCTAATGGTAATATAATTGACGACGCTGTTAATTTTGCTAAACGTGAAGTCACCCTCACACAGGATCTAACAGGATTCTCTAAGGGATTAAACGATGTATTTGAATCGGCTCCATGGGCAAAGCCTTTCTTCCTATTCGCTAGGACAGGTGTTAACGGCATTGCTCTCACAGCAAAACATACTCCAGGTTTTAATTTCCTGGTTAAAGAATTTAATGATATTGCTTTCGCTACAGTTGACAATCTAGATAATGTAGCCAAATATGGTATTAACTCAGCCGAAGAGTTAGCAAACGCTAAGGCTTTGCAGACTGGTCGCTTAGCGATAGGTAGTGGTATTATCAGTATGGGTTCATGGTCTTGGATGAGTGGTAATTTAACAGGTAATGGTCCAACAGACAGACAGAAACGTCAGATGTGGATCGACTCTGGATGGCAACCACGCAGTATTAAGTTAGGGGACGTATGGGTTAAGTATGATTCTATGGAACCATTTAACCAAATCCTTTCAACTATTGCTGACATTGGTGACCATGGTGAGTTAATGGGTGATGAATGGACAGAGAAACAGCTTCTATCAACGGCACTAGTCGTTGGACAAGGTGTTGCTAGTAAGTCCTATATGGCTGGATTACAACAGTTTGTTGATTTGTTCGCTGGTCGCGCTGGTCAGACTGAACGTATTGTCGCAGGCTTAATGAATAATACAGTGCCATTAGCTGGGTTACGTAATGAACTCGGTAATTTGTTCACTCCTCATATGCGTGAACTGGGTTCAGGTATAGACCAAGCAATTAGAAATCGCAATAAAATCAGTGAAAATCTTCCAGGTGAGGATCTTCCAATCAAATATGACATGCTTAACGGCAAACCAATCAAAGACCATGACTTTATGACTAGAGCATTTAATGCAGTTAGTCCAGTCCAGTTTAACCTAGACCAAGGTCCAGGCAGAAAACTACTCTTTGATAGTGGCTACGATATGCGCATGTCTACCTACTATTCACCCGATGGTCATGATTTATCAGATTCTCCAAAAATTAGATCAATGCTACAACAAGCTATCGGTAACACAAACCTTGAAAGAAAGCTCGATAAGTTGTCCCAAGATCCAAGGATTCAGGCTTCTCTTCAGTTAATGCAGGGACATATTAGATCAGGTATGAGAGATGAAGATGCCTCAACCTACTTCCATAATGCAAGGATACATGATCTATTTGAAGAAGCTCGCGCTAAGGGTTGGGCTGCCATCCTAGATAACTCTGGTGTACAAGAACTCATTGAAGCTTCTAAACAAAAAGAAATTCAAAAATATAAGATAGAAAAACAGTCACGTCAAGTGGCTCCAGTCCTCTCAATGTATAAATAATTATGGCAACAACAACATTTCATGAATATACTGGGGACGGGTCTGACAAGACGTTTGATTATAGTTTCCCAACATACTTTGTAACTGAAGTAAAAGTACAAGTTGACGGTGTAATAGTTGATAACTACACCGTACCTAGCTGGGCTTCTTCTGGTACAAAGACAGTAACCTTTGATAATTCTACAGGAACTCTTAACAGTACAGTATGTGAATCAGATGGTGCTCCTAAAACTGGTTTAAAGGTACGTGTTTATAGAGACACCAACATAGACGCAGCTAAAGCTACTTATACAGCAGGCTCATCAATCAAAGCAGGTGATCTTAATGATAACCAAACCCAGATATTAAGAGCATTACAAGAAGAGCAATTCAATACAATTACAGCAGCTGATATTGCTGACGATGCAATTGTTGCTCGGCATATCTCGGAAGGAGCTGTTAACCACGAACAGTTAGCTACTGATGCAGTCCGTACTGCTAAGATACAAGACCTTGCTGTCACTAGTGATAAGATAGCTGCTAATGCTATAACTAATGCTAAGGTAGATGCAGCTGCTGAAATTGAAGTAAGTAAATTAAAAGACGGTTCTGCTAGGCAGGTAATACAAACAGCTTCAAATGGTACTACAGTTGAGTGGACAGATAGCTTAAACTTACCTGGTACACTAGATGTTACAAGCACAGCAGCATTCGATGGTAATGTAACAGTAGCTGGAACAACTACTGCAGCAGCAATCAACGCAAGTGGAGCTGTTGGGATAGACGGAAATTTTGATATTAATACCAATAAATTTACTGTAGCAGCATCTACAGGTAATACAGTAATTGCAGGTAACTTAGATGTTACAGGTCAATTCGATGTTACTGGTACTTCTAATTATACAGGACAACAGACTGTTCCTGGTGGAGCATTAGTAAAAGATATAAGAGTTGGTCTTGATGCAGCTAATGAAGTTAGTACAGCAAGTGGTAACTTAGTATTAGACTCTGCTAGTGGTACTGTACAGGTTACAGATCACTTCAATGTAACAGGTAATGCTGATATTGATACTAATTTAAACGTAGATGGTACATTAACTGTTGATTTAGCCTCAACACTTACAGGAGCTGTTACAGCACCTGGTGGAGTTACAGGTAATGTAACTGGTAATGTAACTGGAAACCTTACAGGTAATGTAACAGGTAATGTAACAGGTAATGTAACAGGTAATGTAACAGGTAATGTAACAGGTGATGTTACTGGTGACTTAACAGGAGATGTAACTGGTAATGCTGATACAGCTACTGATTTAGCAGCAGCAACAAAGATTACAGCCTCTGAACAAGCC